AGCTCCAGTTATGCTGAACAGAGTTACAAGTTAGATAGATCTAGCACTGTGATAGTGAATCCACAAAACATCGGACATCTTCCATCTACTACAGTCGATACTGAGTTCAAAGAACAAAGATCCGACACATCAATCAAAGTCCCTGACTACAAAACCTCCAATGATAGGGAGGAAGCTCTTTATGTACAAGGACCGATATTCAGTAGTAGTATTCCTATAGTAGCGTCAAGTAATATACAAAATGAAGAAATAGCAATACGCAATAGATGCATCAACAAAGTACCTATTGCTGAAGAAAATATATTTGACACTATCAACGTCTCTGAGTACTTAGATACCTCGCTATATGAACAGACAGATATAGTGACATTTAAGTCTTGGAACCGTAGTTTCCCCGCTGCTCGAAGGCAACAACACGAAAAAGCATTGAAAGATTTACAGGAAAACCCTCTGACGAACAAAGATTTTACCCGCAAAAGCTTTGTTAAACGTGAGAAAGTACTAAAATCAAACATAAATGGTCTGGAACCTTTCGACCCTAGGTTGATACAAGGAATCGGAGCACGATGCAACGTGGCTTTAGGGCCCGAAATGAAACGATTTTCAAAGTTTTTAGCTTCCCAATGGTCATTAGATGGACCTATAACCAAGGAGTATAGTATATTATACGCTAGTGGATATAGTAACGAACAAATTGGCCAATGGATGCAAAACATTTTGGATAACGGATTCCACTTTGGAGTGTGGTTAGCAGTTCTAGGTGATGACCTGCTCGCTGTTGTTAGAGATGGTAACAACACATACTTCATAAGCAACGATTTTTCCCGGTTTGATACTACGATAGGAGTACCAGCCCTTGAATTTGAACAGAGTATCTATGACAAGTGTGGCATAAAAGGAGAGGCTAGGGAGGTTTTAACTGCCCAGCTTAGCACTTTTGGTTATACAAGACATGGTATACAATATTCAGCTCCAGGGGGGAGAAAATCAGGAGACCCAAACACATCTTGTGGAAACACTGTCATAAACGGCATGGTTTCTATGAAGGTGTTGACAGACTTGGTTAAGAAAAACAACCTAGGAGTAGAACAAATACGAGACTCTTATTTGAAGTACGGCTTCACAGCAAAACCAGTGATAGCTAGAAATTTATATGAAGTAGATTTTTGTTCGAAGTTGTTTTGGCCTACAGACACCGGTATAGTACTCGGTCCAAAACCAGGTAGAATGCTACCAAAGTTGGGCTGTGGAATAACGAAACTATCGGAGCAAGAATTTAAAGGATACATGAAGGGCATTGAAAAAGATGCACACTTTGTACCAGGTGTTGCTCAGTACTTGGAGCTATATGACCTCAAAGATGCTACAGTTAGCTTATTGAACCCATATACCACACATTGTACTGCAGCACATAGAATAACACCTGAAACTATTGCTTTTTTCGAAAACCGCTATACAGGGTGTAGCTATGAGGCAATCTGTCAATCAATAAAACGACTGTCATTACAATATAATCTGTATGATGGTCAAATAATTGATGAATTAATCAAGGTCGATGGCTAACGTGCTAGCCATCGCGGGTGTGTAAATGTATAATACATATATCTATATTACATATTGCATATTACATGTATATAGAATTTAAAAACAAGAACATACTATACATAAAAAATTTATTTGCATATTACGTCATAACATGTTTCATGGAAATTATTGTGGGCCTTATTGGTCTGCTGGGAAATTACAACAATCAGTACTGTCAGATGTACCTGCTGTCGATGATTTTGATGCATCCTGCAAGGAACATGATAGTGCTTATGCTCAGGAATCAATTTCAAAAAGCGATGGTGGAATCCTATCCAATATCAACAGTATGAAAAATCTGTATGATCGGGCTTGGGATATGACCAGACCGTCTTTTGACCTATTGAACACTGATAGCATAGACAAAATCATTTCTCAGCATACCAAACACCCAACCACAAGACCAATTAGCTTGCCAGTAATAACAGAGAAACAAACATCAACTGCAAACGAGCGACTATCAGCAGCAGACAAGAAATTTGCCCGAGACAATATCGGCAAAGGCTTAGTCCGCACGGTAGCAGGAATAGCAGTTGGAGCACAAGGCATAATGCGGGGTAGTAATAATAACATGACAAATTTAAGAGGAAGCAAGAAAAAGCAAAGCAAACGCAATGTTACCAATACAACGAGAAGTGGTAATGACCGATCTGTGGGGGCGCCCGTGGCTGTTTCGACCCGTCGAACAACCCAGAAACCCACCATCCGATCAACGCCCACTGGAGTTGTGGTCTCGCATCGCACGTTTCTTTCGCCAATTGTGTGCCAAGCAGCATTCACAGCAACAAAATATTCCGTCAATCCGGCCATGGGAAGCACCTTTCCATGGCTCGCCAAAGTGGCAGCTAGATACGACAAGTATCGATTCAGGAGCCTCAGGTTCGAGTATAGAAGTGTGACCGCTACAAGCTCAACTGGCGTCATTATGATGTCCTTTGACTTTGATGCTAGCGATGATGCACCTGCTACGAAACTTGACCAGTCGCAAACTGTACCCAATGCTGAAAACAACGCTTGGATGAACAACGATTTAGTAGTAAAAACTGACAATGTGTGGAGATTCACTCGACAAGGTACAATAGATGGAGATATTAAAACATATGACTTCGGCAATATGTTCGTATCTTCACTATACGGCACTGGAATCACGACGGGGGAACTCTATGTAACATATGTAGTCGAACTAGACAAACCAACCCATCCAGCTCCACTAGCAATGGTCGGCAATTCTGCCGCACCCACAGCAGCTGCACCACTTTCACTACCATATAGCATAACAGGAA